GAACCGCATGAATTGCATTGGCGGGAGCGCCATATGAGCGGTGAAATCTACAGCAAGGCATACATCGCCCGATGCCACAGGACGCTCAAGGAATGGGGTGCTCCCTTGGATGGATGGGTCGTCAACAATACCTACGATTGCCTCGAGGAAGCGGATGAGCTGTTCACCTGCGAGCTGTGCGGATGCACGCGGGTGCGTATCGTGCATGAGATGAAGCACGCCTACTTTTATGAACCGATATCGGTGGGGTGCATCTGCGCAGGGATCATGGAAGACGACATCCTTGCTGCGAAGGAACGCGATCGCCTTATGAAGAACCGGGCGAAGCGTCGGAAGAACTTCCTGAAGCGGCTATGGGATAAAACACTCGATGGGGCATATGTCCTCAGGTATCGGGGCGAACTTCTCAAGATAAGCGAAAGCCATGTCCACCCCGGGCACTTTACGGTCAGTCTGGGCAACGACTGCACATCGCAACACAAGGGAAAACCGATCACAAACTTCTTGTCGGCAGTCCATGCGGCGTTCAATCTGATCGATCCTGCAGAGGAGGCTTGGCATGCTTGAGAAGGAGATCGAGTTGCAGCTGGTGATGGCTGTGAAAAAGATGGGAGGCCGGGCGGTGAAGTTCACCAGTCCGGGCTTTGACGGGATGCCCGACCGTCTGGTGCTGCTGCCCGGTGGCAAATGCGGCTTCGTGGAAGTGAAGGCCCCGGGCAAAAGGTTGAGGGCACTCCAACGGGTAAGGCATGAAATGCTGAAGGCCCTGGGGTTCAAGGCATACGTGCTGGATGCAAGAGAGCAGATAGAGGAGATCATCAATGAAATTAGTCATTGAATGCGATTGGTGCAAAAAGAAATTTGAAAGGGAAAAATGGAATATCAAGAAACACAACTTTTGTTGCCGGACGTGCATGCATGATTTCAGCAGTAAGACAAAAAACCCTGACGGATATCATACGTTGAAGGATCTAAGCAAAGCAGGTGAAACGCTCAGTAGGCTTAACAAGATACTCAACCTTACCAGAATGACACCTGCAACCAGAGAAAAACTACGCCAAGCGCGGCTTGGGTCAGGTGAGGGGAAAACCTATGCGAAACGTTATGGAAGACATGAGCATAGGGTTGTCGCTGAAGAAATCCTTGGCAGGCCTCTCAGGAAAGGTGAGGTAGTCCACCATATCGACGGGAATCGCCGGAACAATAATCCGGGTAATCTGAGAATCTTTGCCTCCCAGGCGGAACACGCAAGATTCCACAATGAGTTAAACAAAGTGCTCGCAATGCTGGAGAGTTGAGAAGATGAAATATACCCCACATGCATACCAAACATTCGCCACAGAATTCATCGAAAGCAATGCCATCTCTGCCATATTAATCGCGTGTGGACTTGGCAAGACGATCATCACCCTGACGGCGGTGCAGAACCTCCTCTTCGACTCCTTCCTGGTACGCAAGGTACTGGTCATCGCACCCCTTCGGGTTGCAAGGGACACGTGGCCGGATGAGATCGGCAAGTGGGATCACCTGGGGGATTTGATCCCATCAGTGGCAGTGGGAAGTACTGCCGAGCGGCTTGCAGCACTCGAACGCAAGGCCGACCTGTACATCATCAACCGCGAGAACGTGCAGTGGCTGATCGAGGAGAGCACCCTGCCCTTCGACTTCGACATGGTGGTCATCGACGAGCTCTCATCGTTCAAGAACCACAAGTCAAAGCGCTTCAGGGCCCTGATGAAACGCCGCCCGATGATCCGCCGCATCGTAGGCCTGACCGGCACCCCTGCAAGCAATGGTCTGATCGACCTGTGGGCCCAGTTCAAACTTCTGGACAAGGGTGTGAGATTGGGGAGATTCATCGGAGCCTACCGTGATGCGTACTTCAAGGCCGACAAGCGAAGCGGTCAGGTGGTGTTCAGCTACAAACCCGCCCCCGGTGCGGAGGAACGGATCTACAAGGCAATCGAGGATATCACCATCTCGATGAAGGCTCAGGACCATATCAGGATGCCCGAACTTGTCACCAACGAGTACAAGGTTTGCCTCAGCGATGATGAGCGCTCTGCCTACGAGAAGCTACGCAAGGAGCTGGTCCTGGATGGTACAGGGGGTCAGGTGACGGCTGCCAATGCAGCAAGCCTGTCGGGCAAGCTGCTGCAGTTGGCAAACGGGGCTGTGTACACCGATGACGGCGTGACCATCGGCATCCATGATCGCAAGCTCGATGCGCTTGAGGACCTCATCGAAGCGGCGAACGGACAGAGTGTCTTGGTTGCCTATTGGTTCAAGCATGACCTGGCGCGGATCACAGGGAGGCTGGAGAAGCTTGGGGTATCGTTTTCGACTCTGGACTCGAGTGAGAGCCTGGTGAAGTGGAACCAGGGAAAGCTTCAAGCCGGGCTGATTCACCCAGCCTCCGCCGGACACGGATTGAACCTCCAAGGCGGAGGGAGCTTTCTGATCTGGTTCGGCCTGACCTGGAGCCTTGAGCTGTACCAACAGACGGTGGCGAGGCTGTGGCGTCAGGGGCAGAAGTCCCGGACCGTGGTGGTCCAGCACATCATCACAGACAAGACCATAGACGAGCGCATCATGAGAGTCCTGTCAGGCAAGGCAGAAACCCAGGATGCATTGATCGAGGCGGTGAAGGCCGAGCTTAGCGGGAGGGTGCAATGACCGAGGCAAGCATGAGGCAGCTGGCTGCAGCAATCGTGGAACGGGCGGTATGGGACTGGCAGAAGGCGGTGACCCAATTGGAAGACAATCCCGACTACCAGCATGCATGGGCGGCAAAGGATGAGATCGAGAGATTCTTCGAGAGCAAGTGGTTTGATTTCCTGTGCGACATCAACCCCGACTTCACCAAGATTCACCTACAGGAGATGAGAGCATGAACGCAAAGGAATATCTGTCCCAGGCATGGTATCTGGACAAGCGCATCAAGACCAAGGAACGCCAGCTCGACTGGCTCAGAAGCCATGCCGCCTATGTCTCCCCCAAGATCTCGGACGAACCCAAGGTTGCAGTTTCGGGCAGACGGTCTCCAGTTGAGGAGGCGGTGGTGCGCATCACCGAGTTGGAGAATGAGATCAACAGCAGCATCGCAAATCTGATGATGCTGAAACAGGAAATCGGGAAAGCGGTCAGGAGCGTCAACAACATGGAGTGCGAGACGCTGCTGGAGATGCGATACCTCACCTTCCTCGGCTGGGAGCAGATTGCATCCCAGCTGGATTACAGCCAGGACTACATCTATCACCTGCATCGGAAGGCGTTGGGGTTGGTGAGGGTTCCTGAGTCCTGATGGATTTCCCCACGAGTTTCAACAATCTCCTATATGGTTACTATCATGGACGATTATCCCAACAGCCCTTCACATGTTATGGCTGTACTTGGTCGAGCATGATACCGGTTGAATAATTCCCGCTGTAATCAACTGCTTGGATCAGATAGTAATAGTGTACTCCTGGGGTCCCTGTCGTATCGACAAAATTGGGAATGTGACTGCGATAGACTTCCTCACCGTCAGATCAATTGGATGGAGCAGAACCGGCTTTCCTGATGATGCTCACTTCATTAAAGTCCTCATCATGAGGATTGATCCATATTAAAACATTCTTACTCCATGATCTGTTGTCTCTGGAGACAATTATATCCGAAGGAGGCGTGGTATCAGAAAGACTCCCCGTTTTCATCACGCGTTCCCGAACAGCTGTTCAACAACTCACTCTCCCTGGCTTTCCTCGACTAGATTCTAATTGGGATACCTGAGTAGTTACAATCCAACACCAAAAAGCCTGGATGCTACCACGAAATTGTTGCAAATTCAAATATTGTATCTAGGATACCCCTTCGCAGAGAGCAAATGCAAGAAGAATAGCTCATAGCATATGATTCCAGGATGAGCAAATTGCAAATCATTCTTCATGAAGTTGGTAGGTACAAGGTTTCCTTGCCCCAAACGATAGGGTCAAGACTTGTATTCCCAATTACAACTATTATTTTATTGAAAGCAGTCCGACCAGATCGCTAGAGTACGCATCCGAACTCGCTAAAGTTAATGAATATTCAAAAAAATTCCCAAAATGTCATAACACGATGTACAATATAGCTAATTGTACAACTCAATAGATATCAGTTTTGTATTTTTTGCAATAGACGAGAGTAACTCTTTCTGATGCGTGATAGAGCGGTTGTATTGATATATAGTTGCATATATTTCAAGTAGTATGAGGTTGATATGGCTGACTATTTTAAATTTTGCCCACGATGTGGATGTAAAGCGAGCTATTTAGAGCAAGATATTGAAGATGCAGATTATAATCATTGGGACTATCATTGTACCAAATGTGATATATTTTGGGATTCAGACGATTATTATTGGGATTATAAAAATCATAGTTATATGTATTCTGGTAATGATGACGATGACGATGATGACGACGACGATGATGACGACGATGATGACGACGATGATGACGACGATGATGACGACGATTGTCCGACAAATGTTTATATAAAGAATAACTACTTTGGAACTAAAGTAAAACCAAAATGTCATAAGTGTGGAAGTACAAACACTGTATATTACAATAGCAAACACATGTATCGATGTAACAACTGTGGAAATACTTGGAGATAATACTTATGAGAAAAAAGCATAAGGCAATTAGGGTATTTGTTACCGAAGGGTGTAATGCCAATTGCAATAATTGTTTTAATCACTCAATCAGGACTAAAAAGGAGCTTTCAACTTCCGAATTTGAGGCGTTGTGTGTTTACTTGACTAATTCGGGCTTTACATCATTGAAAATGATGGGAGGAGAACCGACTTATCATTCAAACTTTGAGAAAATCTATAGAATAGCTCAGGATAACTTCAAGAATGTCGCTTTGTTTACCAATGCATTGAATGACAAAATATTAAATATCAATCCACGTGGGAAAGATTGTATTATTTATAATATGAATTTTTCTGATATGTTAACTCAGGAGAAGGTATTATCGGAAAAGCAAGGCAAGAGAACGATGAAATTCCAAATAACTCCAGAGACCGATGTAGTGAGAACTGTTGACTCGATTCTTTTTTGGCGTAGAATTGATGCCCGATTAAAGCCCTCATTTACTTTTGATTGCACAACAAACATTTTCGATGAAAAAAAAGTACTTATCTCAAAGATTGTGGCATTCGAGAAAAAACTGGATGAGTTGGATATACCGTATGGCTTTGACCATAGAGTTCCTCTTTGTTTTCTTTTGGGGTGTAAAGATAAAATGTCTTATCCTGGGGGTTCTTGTAGAGCAGAAACTGCAGGATTAATTGATGCAGGTTTGAATTTAAGGTATTGCAATCAACATCATGATGTTATAGTGAGGATGCTCAATGAAAACAATGAGTATATTGATTGGGAGATAATAAAAAATCATCTATTAAAATATTATTACCAGCAGCAAATTCGCATTCTGAATGGAGAATGCATTAATTGCAAATTGTTTGGAGATTTTTGTAATGGCGGTTGTTGGGGTGAGAAGAATTCACTGAGTGTTACGCCACAGTAATGAATGAAGGGCGGTGTGAGCGGTAAGATGTTTTACTTCCGGTAAAAACATCTTACCGCTCACAAGGCTGCTTGGGATACGCTACCTTACATTCTTGGGATGGGACCAGATCGCATCCCAATTGAATCACAGCCAGGACTACATCTACCACCTGCATAGGAAGGCGCTTGGGTTGGTGAGAATTCCAGTACCGTAAACAATGGAGTTTCGATTCGGCTTGATGTCAGAGTAACACATTACACAGCTTTAATCACAAATGGTCTCGAAAACAAAACTTGCCATACTGATAGCTATTTTTATTGTTTGTGGTATGATAAATACTGTGTTATACTGAATATACATTAAAAATGTATCCGCCTGAAAAGTTTCTATTCTTTTCTCAATCTCAAAAAGGAGGAACCATGGCTTCATTTATCAAGGATTATCCAGGGGGCAAAAAGTTATATGAGTGGGACGGCAGACACCTCAAGTCCTATCCAGAAGGCAAGAAGCTCATCGAATGGGATGGGCGCTTCATCAAGACGTATCCATCAAGCAGCAAGACTTTTGAGTTCGATGGAAAAGCGTTTAAGAATTATCCAGGGGGCAAAAAGTTATACGAGTGGGATGGCAGGTATCTCAATTCCTACCCAGAAGGCAAGAAAATCATTGAGTGGGATAACCGATTCATAAAAGCATATCCATCCGGAAAAAAATTATTCGAAATTGAAGGTGCTATTCCCTTTGCGATCATCTTTGGAATAGCTGTAGGAATGATTTAATCCTTAGAATGTGGAAGATGGAAGAGTTATTGTTACACTACCGAGTCCCAAGAAACCCTATCGCTAAATTATCAGAAAATAGCAGTTGTGCTCAGCTCGCCTTTCGCGCTACTGTACACTCAGAAAAGTCCATACAGAGCTCGGGAAAACCTCCCGGGCTTTTTGTTTGTTCAAGCGTTGGCTGGTAAGTAATGAGGCTCGGCGGTATTGACCGAGCCTCTGCCGCGAGTCCTTCCGCAATTCCCCAGATTCAACCGTTGGCTCGTTTATTCTAATGCACACGGATAACCCACGCAAGGGAAGCAGCCATGGCCGACAAACCCAAGTTTCCTTGCAGCCATCCTTGAGACGATCGAAGATTCAGACACTATCGGATAGTTTTATTTTGATACGTAAAAGTATGAACTTTTTCTAAATACCATTCTTTAGGATCAGTAAATATATTACGTCCGCGGTATTCTGACACCTCTATCAGCCTTTGTTCAGAATCATACTTGTAACGAAATTGCCTGTGTCGTGAATCGGTACCATTTATCGAACCCCGGGACCAATAGACAGTTTTCTCAATTGGATATCCGTAGCCATTGTAATACACAATCGTTACTGGGAAAGGTTTTTCTTTCCCGACTACTTCATACCGATTGTTATCATAACGATAGTCATCTACACCTATGGGATAATCATCAATATCCCAAATTACCAATTCCCCAAACAATACACTATCCCTGATAGGTTGTATTTCAATTGTTAGGTTATCGATGGATTCATCAAGGTTATGACTAAGTTCATCATTCGAATTTTGGTAGCGTACATAAACCTCGCGACCTGAGTATCTATAATTATTGATTCTTAATTCGTCAGAAAAACTATACTCCGTGATTTTTCTGACAAGCCTGTATTGATTATCATACACCCTAATATTCTTTTCATCTAACTCTAACTTCTGTTCAAGACTGAATAACTTATACTCATTATCATACACTGTTTCTGTGATAATCAGATAATCACCTTTTAATCCATTTAGGGCTTCTCTCTCAGGATATATACGTTGAAAAAGGATTACTACGACTATCAGAAGAACTGGTACGATAAGCATAAAGTAATTCTTTTTTTCCTTTTTGATGTGATCATTTACTGTTTTACTCATACTTTTTGGATTATACACCAACTTGCACCCAATCGTTAAATTATCAGAAAATAACAGATGTGCTCAGCCAGGCTTCCTCACTACAGTACACTCAGACAAGTCCATACGGAGCTAGGGAAAGAATCCCTGGCATTTTTTTGCCCGAAAGAGATCCGTACATACAATACAAGCCCAAGCGGCCATGCAGTGACTGCCCCTTATCCATACCCATCCGACCTGCCATCACACATGTTCCCTCACATCGACACTGGTTTCTGGAACAGAACACCACCAGTTCCCATGTTCCTGCTACGCCAACGAGAACAAATGCTATTACGGGCCATGAAATGTTGGCCTATCTGCAATTACCCTGTATCTGTTCCTATGTTCCTGAAATATTATTTAGTATGAATACCAGTAATATAAGGGGGATAATGCCAGCGCAGCATGCCTAAACGCACATATATACGCGTATAGGGGTTTTTGAGTGCTTGAGAACGCGATCGGGAACAGGTGCCTGGACTGCTCCGTAGAACCCCTGTACCGTTGAAACCTATCGTTAAATTATCAGAAAATAACAGTTGTGCTCAGTAGGCCTTCTTTGCTACTGTACACTCAGACAAGTCCATACAGAGCTCGGGAATCCCTCCCGGGCTTTCTTTTTGCCCCAAGGAGAACTCTCGATGCCATACAAGCCCAAGCGACCGTGCAGCCACCCAGGCTGTCCACATCTCACCGACGGTCGGTACTGCGAGGAGCATGCGAAAGAGGCTGCGAGGGCCTACGAGCGCAACCAACGCGATCCGGGCACCCACAAGCGTTACGGATCCTCATGGAGGAAAGCGCGCAAGAAGTTTCTTGACGAGCATCCCTTCTGCGAGCTGTGCCGAAGGCAGGGAAGGACGACACAGGCTACACTGGTCCACCACATCAAAGCCGCCAGACAGGGCGGTACCGATGACGAGGAGAACCTCATGGCCCTGTGTGCAAGCTGCCATTCCACCCTCCACGGACGACAGAAAAATGATAGGTTGCACACGTAACTTTTCGTAACACTTTGGAGGGGGCTTGCAAATCTCTACAGCATATAGGGTTACAACGGGCAGGGGCAATCACGCGTAAAAACGGGAATTCAAACGGGGTATTAACCCCCTTATAATCGAAGGCGGTGCAACATGGCAAAGGACGGTACCAACCGTGGCGGTGCCCGCGTCGGTGCAGGGAGGAAAAGCAAGGCTCTCTCAGAGAAGATCCACGAGGGCAGAGAGGCCCGCGTGGTTCAGCTGCCCGAGGCTCCCGAGCTGCAGGGCGCGGACATGCCTCCGGCCAAGTATTACATGACGGTGACCCAGAAAAGCGGTATCGAGCTCGATGCCGCAGAGGTCTACCAGGAGACATGGGACTGGCTTAAAGCCAGGCGGTGCGAAGAATTGGTGAGCAGCCAGATCATACACCAGTACGCGATGGCGGTGGCCCGCTGGATCCAGTGCGAGATGGCCGTCAGCGAGTACGGCTTCCTCGCAAAGCACCCTACCACGGGTGCTGCGATAGCCTCTCCATACGTGGCGATGAGCCGCGAATACATGAAGCAGGTCAACCAGATCTGGTTCCAGATCTTCCAGATCGTGAAGGAGAACAACGCCTCCTCCTACCAGGGTGCGAACCCCCAGGACGACCTGATGGAAAGGCTGCTCACCTCCAGGCGCAGCCGCTAGGAAATCAAACAATCAAAGGAATTCAAACATGAGAAACCACCTCACATCCGAGAGTGTCTGCCAGGGACATCCCGACAAGCTGTGCGACTATATCGCCGACTCTATCCTTGATGCCTGCCTCTCCGTCGACGCGTATTCGCGCGTAGCCTGCGAGGTCATGGCCACCAAGGGCCGTATCATCGTCGCAGGTGAGATCACCAGCCGCAGCAGGATCAATGTGCGCGAGACGGTGAGAACTGCCCTTGCAGAGAGTGGCTACAATCCCAAGGATTTCACCATCAGCGTGTTCCTGCACAACCAGAGTCCTGATATCGCAGGAGGCGTCGATACCGCCCTGGAGATCAGGGATGCCGACGGCAGCAAGGAAGAATTGGGAGCCGGGGACCAGGGGACTGTGTACGGCTATGCAACCGATGAGACACCCACCTGCATTCCCCTGCCGCTTGAGCTCTCCCACCGCATCTGCAGCATCCTGGACAAGTGCAGAAAGAACGGCACCATCATGGGTATCCGCAGCGACGGCAAAGCACAGGTATCGGTTGAGTACGATGATGGCAAGCCCGTACGGGTGGAGGCGGTCATCGTCTCGGTCCAGCACGATCGCGACAAGAACCTGGACAGCCTCAAGGCCGAGATCATCGAGAAGGTGCTCGAGCCCGCCTTCATACACTTCCCCCTCGATGCACACACCCGCATCCTCATCAATCCCTCCGGCCGCTTCGTCGAGGGCGGGCCTGGTGCCGATACCGGCCTTACCGGACGCAAGATCATGGTGGATACCTACGGAGGGCTGGCCCTCCACGGAGGGGGTGCCTTCAGCGGCAAGGATCCTACCAAGGTCGACCGAAGCGGGGCTTACATGGCACGCATGATCGCCAAGAACATCGTCTCAGCCGGTCTTGCCAGGCGCTGCGGCGTTTCAATCTCGTACGCCATCGGCAAAGCCGAGCCCGTAGCGGTGGATGTACACACATTCGCAACCGGCAAGGTTGATGACGCCAGGCTTGCCGATGCGGTGAGAAAGGTTTTCAGTCTCAAGCCGAAGGACATCATCGAGGAGCTGGGACTGCGCATCCCGATGTACAACCTCACCTCCAATTACGGTCATTTCGGCAACGCCCTCTTTGCATGGGAGCAGACAAGCGAGCGGTATGCAGAGGCGCTCAAGGGAGAACTGGATCATGACCATTGAACAGAAACACATTAATGACCTTCTGCCTGCAGACTACAACCCAAGCGGAAAACAAGATAACAAAGAGGAAGAACATGCGCATAGATTTCAGCTGTGAAACCTGTGGCAAATCCAGCTCGAGAATGTATGCGCAAGGAAGAATACCTTCTCACTTTTTTTGCTCGGTCCAATGCCAGAATGAATGGCAGAAGACAAGACAAGATATCGTTCAAAAAAACAAGGATCCTGAATTTCGCAAAAAAGTGAGTTCCGGGCTCAAAAGGAGAAAGTTACTACTCGGTGACGACTACCACTCCCTTGAGACTAAACAGAAAATTGGAAAAGCGACACTTATGCATTGGCAGAATTACGATGAAGAAACCAAATCCCGACTCCTTGGAATCCTTTGCTCCAACGCTGATCAAAAAAGAACAAACGGGCCTTACGACTATGAATGGCAAAAAATAAGCACCAAATTGAGGGATGGGGCCTCCTGCACACGATGCGGAAGCACGAGCAACTTATGTGTACATCATATTGTCCCTGTCTCCCAATCAGGGACAAGGGATAAGACCAATCTGGTAGTCCTTTGTAATTCGTGCCATGCAATTGTCGACCAGCAACAAAAAGAACTAGTCGCCCTTTTAGGCGATTGGGAAATTGCCTATTTACTCGTCGCAGAAAGGTTGGGAAGAATATTATGAAAATCCAGAAGATGAAACTGTCGGATCTGAATCCGGCAACATACAATCCGCGCAAAGCCCTCAAGAGCGGAGATCCCGAGTACGAGAAATTGAAGCGGTCGCTCGAGCAGTTCGGCTACGTCGAGCTCATCGTGGTCAATGCCGCCAACGACAACACCGTCATATCGGGCCACCAGAGGTTGAACGTCCTCAAGGATATGGGGGTGACCGAGGAGGACTGCATCCTCGTCGAATTGGATACCGACAAGGAGAAGGCCCTCAACATCGCCATGAACAAGATCAGCGGAGAGTGGGACAAGGACAAGCTGGCCCTTCTCATCACCGATCTGCAGGGTCTGGACTTCGACGTATCGCTCACCGGCTTCGACCCGGCAGAGATCGACGACCTGTTCAAGGACTCGCTTGCAGACGGCGTGCACGACGATGACTTCGACGTGGCCTCCGAGCTCGAGAAGCCCGCAATCACCAAGAGCGGGGACCTGTGGAAACTGGGAAGGCACCGTCTGGTATGCGGGGACAGCACCAAGGCCGAGACATTCGAACTGCTCATGGCAGGAGCAAAGGCGAACCTGGTGGTCACCGATCCGCCCTACAACGTCAACTACGAGGGATCGGCCGGCAAGATCAAGAACGACAACATGGCAAACGACGCCTTCGCCCAGTTCCTGCTCGATGCCTTCTCCAACACGGCAACCCATATGGCCGACGATGCCTCCATCTACGTGTTCCATGCCGATACCGAGGGGCTGAACTTCCGCAAGGCCTTCAGCGAGGCGGGCTTCTACCTGTCGGGCACCTGCATCTGGAAGAAGCAGTCGCTGGTGCTCGGCCGTTCGCCCTACCAGTGGCAGCACGAGCCGGTGCTCTTCGGATGGAAGAAGAAGGGCAAGCACCTGTGGTACACCGGACGAAAGGAATCGACCATCTGGGAATTCGACAAGCCCAAGAAGAACGGCGACCACCCTACCATGAAGCCGGTGGCCCTTCTGGCCTACCCGATCATGAACTCGTCGATGAGCAACACGCTGGTGCTCGACCCGTTCGGAGGCAGCGGCAGCACGCTGGTCGCCTGCGAGCAGACCGAGCGGAGCTGTGCCACCATCGAGCTTGATGAGAAGTATTGCGATGTCATCGTCAGGCGCTACATCGAACTCACCGGTTCCACCTCCGGTGTCACCGTGCAGCGCGACGGATTGGATTACACCTATGAGGAAGTCGCCTCCGAGGAGGCACATGATGGATGAGTTCACCCTGATCACCACTCTCGCGGTGTGCCTGTTCGGATCGGGGGGCATCGTGCTTTGGCTGCTCAACCGAATGGCAAAGAGAAGCGACGACCGCCACGGCTATGCGAAGGACCTCAAGGAAATCAAGACCACCATCACCAGGATCCAGATGGGGCTGGTCATGGCCCTGGAGAACGACAAGGTCATCTTCAAGTCGCTGAGGACCCATGAGATCAACGGGGAATCAGAGGAGCAGGAAGCGAAAATGGACGAGTACTTCCTGTCGCTGCTCGGCGGCAAGGGGGAAAGGGGATGACGCTCAGTTCAATACTGCTTACCTTCGCCGCATTCCTTGGCCTTGCGATGGAGCTGTACAAGAAGAGCCTCAGGAGCGACAGGGCAAGCGAAACCGAGATCAAGCTGGTCGCCCTCGCCTGCTCGGCCTTCCTCGCGTTCGTGACCTACAAGGTCGCACCGGCATCCACGCCGGTCGGGGACCTGAACAGCACACCCTACCTGGTGGTCCTGTACACCGTTGCAATCTACCTGCTGCAGCTTCCTGCGTGCATGGCGATCTGGAAGCCGCTGGTAAGAAAGTTCATGGAGAGGAAAGCCGATGCATGACATCTTCCAGCTGCTCATCCTCATCATCCTGGGGTTGCTGGGCATCACACGATTGCAGGCATCCAAGACCAAGGGCCTGAAGAAGGAAATCCAGCAAGAGCGGGAAACGGTAAAGGAAAGAGAACAGGAATTGGAGAAGATCGATGAAGTACAGCAAAAGATCACCGCCATCGCCAGAGAAAAACCTCCTGAAACGACCGAACCTCCTGCACGTGGTGATATTGCTGGCCGTCTTGATCGTCTCAACCGGCTGCACAAGCGTGCCAACGATCGAGGCCAGTGATCCGTATCGCCAGGTACTGGTCTCGATGGCACCCGAGGCTCCGACGATCCCTGTCTTTCCTACTTTGAGTTGGACATACGAGAACGGTTTGTACTGCATGGCAGAGGCGGATGCGGATGCGCTTCTGGACTATGGGGAGAACGAACTGCCGCTGTTTGCCCACCGCTACGGGCAGTACCAGCGCCAGATGCGCCTCATCCTGGATGCATTGGCAATGCCGTGACATGATCGGGAGCAACGACTACCGAAGTGTTCGCCATCCCGGCCCGGCCATGCACATCATCGCCCCGTGCGATACTCAAACGCAAGCGAGGCTTGGGCTGCGATGGGAAACGGCAGATCGGCATAGATCGGACGGACTTCGTCGGAGAGGTAGAAGGATTGGTTCATCTCGATTCGCGGGACTACGAATAATCTTCGGTCGGCATCGAGGGGGATGTACAGTCCGAATCCCAGATGCGGAAGAACCTTGGTGTTGAAATCAGGCTGTACGCCCGTCGAGGGACTCAACAGGTAGGACACACCGATATGGAAGAACAGGTCATCATACACATACGTCCTCAGCTCCGTCATTCCCACCACCTCCCGGTAGGTGAAGCCGTATCCGATCCGTTGTGTCAGGCCGAGGGAGAAGGTCTCCGACAGGTCAACTTTGATTCCAGCCTCGGCTGACGAGTACCACGAGAAAAATCCGACGTTGGCCGAGACTCCCGCGTGGAAAGTCGGAGCCGATGCAGAAAGCGTCCAACTGAAGAGCATCAAGAGAACGATCATACCAGCGGTTTTTCTCACGGTCGATTCCTTCATCCGGCGTCGGTTTCATCGAAATGCGAAGCGACAAGCGCCTTCGCATAGCGTTGATTATCTATCCAAGGCATCTGGAATGTCAAGGAAATTCAAACGGAGACCTGAATGGAAAAGAGTCCCTTGCAATACGAGCGGACCTGAGCGATCAATGCTACCTGAACAGGAGGATGCATATGGATGAGATGAATCAAAAACGGGTCGAGGTCCTCAGGAAACAATACCCACCGGGGTGCATGGTCGAGCTGGTGGCCATGGAGGACGAAGCCGCACCGCCGGCGGGCACCAAGGGAGAGGTCCTGCACCTCGACGATGCGGGAACCTTGCACGTTGCCTGGCGAAACGGCTCGACACTGGGAGTGGTTCCGGGGGTCGACATGGTCAGGAAACTGGACGAAGAAATACCTACAAAATAGTGTATCTTATTTTGATATATACACTTGCTATCTATCCCTCTTTGAGTGATTACTACAGTACGAAGAAAAACACACCAAAGAGAGGTAGCGAGCATGGACAAGGCAACACGGTTCGGGATTGAGATCGAGATGACGGGACTCACACGCGAGGATGCGGCGAAGGCGGCAAGAACGGTGCTCGGCGGGGAGCTCAACTACAGCGGCTCCTACTACGACACCTACGAGCTCAAGACAGCCGACGGCAGGGTCTGGAAGTTCACCTACGACGGCTCGATCAGGTGCGAGACCAAGAGAAACGGAATGAGGGAAACCGCCACAAGGCTTCACAGCGTCGAGATGGTCAGCCCGATCCTCACCTACGAGGAGGACATCGAGAGCCTGCAGGAGGTGGTCAGGGCGCTTCGCAAGGCGGGGGCCTTCGCCAACAACTCCTGCGGCATCCACATCCACCTCGACGGTCAGGACCACACGCCGCGCTCGATCAGAAACTTCGTGAACATCATCTACGCCCGCAACGACCTCTTCTACAAGGCCCTGGGCATCGAGGCCAACCGGGCCCGCTACTGCAAGAAGATGGACGAGCACCTCGTAACCGCCATGAACAAGAAGAAGCCGGCCACATTCAGCGCCATCGAGGACATCTGGTACGCAGGCTACCGCGGAAGCAGGGAGGCCCACTACCACGACAGCCGCTACCACTTCCTCAACCTGCACTCCTTCTTCCACGGCCACCGCACCGTCGAGCTGAGGGGCTTCAACAGCACCCTGCACGCCGGAGAGGTCAGAAGCTACATCGTCCTCGCCCTCGCGCTGAACAACCAGGCCCTCACGCAGAGCTCGGCCAGCACCAAGAAGCCGCAGGTGGAGAACGAGAAGTTCGCGATGCGCACCTACCTCAACCGCATCGGCTTCATCGGCGAAGAGTACAAGGCCTGCCGGGAGCACCTCACCAAGCTCCTCTCAGGTTCTGCGGCATGGCGCTTCCGACCGGCGGCCTGAGAAGACTGCAGGCTGTGAATCCAAGGGCGGGACGACCGCCCTTTGGGTGGTGGAAACCAATTGAAGGAGTTTGAAGCGATGAAGAGAATCTATTTGGCCTACGGAAGCAACCTGAACCTCGAACAGATGGGAGAGCGGTGCCCCGATGCGGCGGTCATCGGGACCACGACCCTGCGCGATTACCAACTGCTGTTCCGGGGCAACCGGCACAGCGGCGTGGC